TGAGTATTACTTAATTTTGATGTTGTTTTTTTTGACATTTTTGAAGGAACTGTAATACTTTTTATAATATCTTTTTTGATTCCTTTCAATTGATCAATTAACACATCAACCATACCTATTATTTCCATTGGTTTACCAGTAGACATGGTTACAGAGGCTTCTGGAAATCCATTTTCATCTTGAGATGCACCAATAATTAAATGACTATTGTAATCCTGTGAATCATTTTTAATATTTTCTTGAATTTTTCTTAACTCATTGACTGCACATTTTTTTTCTTGATTTTTCATCTTAATTTGTATTTGGTTATTTAAATTCTTCAATTAACTTTTTTAAAGAGTCATCACATTCTTCAATCAATTCTGCAATTGGTTTAAGTTTTGTAACTACTCCACATAGTGTACTGTAAAAAGTTGTTTCTTTAAACATTTCTACATGTTCAGGTTTAACTTCTCTCATTGCTGTTGCAACTCCCATTGGTGTATCCACTTGTTTAGTAATTACATTTTTGTCAAGATTCTTATTCATTACATTTAAATAGTTTTCTAGTCTATAATAAACAAGAATTAATTCTTGATTTGTTAAACCAGCATACTTTTCTTCTTCTTTTTTCTTTGTTGCCATTATAGTTCAATGTTTTCAGTTGATAGTGTATAAAAATTCCTAGGTAATAATCTTCTTTTAACAAACTCATCAATTATTTCACGAGTTGAGATACCTAATTTCTTTAAAGTTGCACTTTTGGGCAACTCTAACAACCAATCAAAATCTTTTTCACCTATATTAACGTGAGAAAAAATACTATTGACAAGATTTGTTTCGTTCTTGTACAACTTTTTTGCTTTCATAACATGCAATGCTCTACTTGCTTTATTGTAATCATTTACAATTCTACTAATAGATACTGGTGATAATGCAGCAATTTGTTCTGGACCATATTCTGATAGTCCATACATTAATCTTCTATACATTTGACGCTGAACTAAATTCAAATGAATTCGATCTTGTGTTTCTTGTATATGTTTTGGTTTGATTTCTGTTTTTGCTTGATATGTATCAACATATTTTTGCAAAATCACTTTGCCATTTTTGTCAATTGCAACTGTTCCTTGAGCAGTCGCTGTGATGGAGTTAAATTTTTCCTTCATTTTTGAGGATTTTAGATTGTTCGACATAAAGTTTAAATTAAACAGAGTTAAATCTCTGTTGTTTTGTCAATTGTAAATAATCTTATCTTTTAGAGATGACTGTTTCAATATCAATAAAATGTGAAACAGTTTTTATTATGATTAGATTTGTCATACTTATTGGTGATAACAAAAACATAATGAGATCAATGATTTGCAAAACACCACTTGTTTTATAGGTGTCATACGTCATTAAGTATCCTATTATGTATGTGAATAATATATATAATTCTAACATATTACTTGTTGTAAATATATTTATGTGGAATAAATACTTCCAATCCTTCAAGCACGCTATTTTCTTTTGCTAACTTGTACACTTCTTTAGGACTATCTCCAGTTATAACACAGTTAAAACCATCAATATCCTTACCTATTGCAATTACCTTTGGTGATTTAATATTATTAATTGCATCTTCAATTGTATATTCTGAATCTAAATCACCACTACAAGAAAACATATTTTCTTCTTGCATTTTCAAAAACATTTCTCCTGATTTACTCATTATCTGCAGGTTTTACTTCTTTAATGTGAATTCCTTTATGCACAGTAAATGTTACATTCAGTTTTTCAGTTTCTTCAGGAATGTTGTGTTTTTCGTAAAATTCTTCTTTGGATGTATGAGCACCTCCAATAGATTTTGACCATTCCATAAATTCTTCAAATCCTTCTTCTGGAAGTGCATTGATAAGATCAACCATTTCCATCACTTTTAATACACTATCAAGATCTTCTTGAGTAAGCACATTTTCACCACATTTTGGACAAGGTGTGTTTAACCATTCTTTGTAGTTTTCAACTTTGATAGTTTCATCTGTCCAATCACAAGAAGGACTGTCACATTGCAGTCCTCCTGATTTACGTTCAATTCTTTGTGTCTCCATGTTAAATTTCTACTGTTTTAGTATATACTTCTGAATCAAGGTCTTGTAAAACATTTAAAAACACTTTAATATTTTCAATTGTTTCTGGTGCAAATAACATTGTCGCAACAAAAACTCTACCACGAAGAACAAATTGAGTTCCTTCATTTGGTGCATCTTTTAATTTGATTTGTTCCTCTTTTGATAAATATCTTACAAATTCAATTAAAATATTACCATCATCTTGTTTTGTATAATTAATTCTCTTATTATAAGATCTTGCTACAAATGCATTTGAATATGCAGTTATTTTGGTTATATCTGATTTTGCCATTTACTTGTTATTTAAGTTTAATCTGTCTAATTCATTTAATACATTTGTAATTAATGCATCAATTTTCTTTGCTACTGGATGTACACTTTTACGTGGAAATAAATCCTGAAGTTGTGACAACATAACATATTGAGATTTTAACTCAATAGTTCTAATAGTTTCTATTGGAGTCATAATCCTTTTTCTTTTTTATAGATTTCTAATAGTTCTTCAAGAATGTAATTTTGTTTATGTTCAATATAAACATCTAATACCCACTCTGCAAATCCAATAGCAAATTCATCTGCTATAACTTCTGCATTTTGAATATCAAATCTTTTACCTGATTTAAATGCATCTATAAATTTTTCTTTTAGTGTCATAATTAAATAATTTCAGGATAATCATCACATTCTTTATCAATATGCAATTGTTTTACATCTAAATATTCTTTCAAAATCTTTTTGTCCATGTCAATATCATAATCTATGACATCATTAAAAAACTCAAGATCTTGTAAATATATTTCGTCATCTGTATCCACATTTATAATTTTTACAGATAGTTTTTCTTGATTGTACTCTATCATAAGATATTTTACAATTGAACCGTCAATCTTTATCCTTTTATCTAAAGAATAATACTTTTGTATTATATTACCAAGTACAATTACTTCGTATAATGTTGCATCCATAATTAGTATGCAAATTTAGAGTTTAGACTTATAGTATCTTCTTGTAAGATTCTAAAATCATTTTCCATTTTACGCATGTCTTGTTCACGTAATTCAGATAGTTTTTTACCAACAGCTATTAACACGTTGTTTTGAGTTTTAGTATCAAAATCACGTCTTAATAAATAGACAACTTTGTCTATGTAATCATTTTCAATTTCAGGTTCTGGTGACAATAGCATAGACATTTTTGTCTTTAATGCAATCCATTTTTGTTTAAACTTTTTCATATATTTATTTTTTGTTTTTGTGTACTTTTTTTGCAATTCCTGTCATTGATGCTGGATCAATCAGATATGCGTCAATTAGATCTTTAATGTTTTTCATTTCCCATAATGGAACTTTTGATACTGTTTTTAAATACTCATCATAAGTTTCATATAGTGCTATTGTGTCTTCTTCTTTATATTCAAAATATATGTCAAAGAATTTCGTTTCTAACTTTTTAAATTGTTCTAAAAAGTTATTTACAAAGTTTTTAAAAACTCCTGTAAACCAGTTTTGTGCTTTCATCTCAACTATATAGTTCTGAAGCACTTGCGCTGCTATAGCTGTGTGTAATACTTTTAGTTCTTGTGGTATCATTTTCTAATTTTTTGTTTAGAAGTGTGTAATATTTCAAAACAAGATGGATCTATATTACAACCAAATATATTTCTTTCAATATGCACACTAGAAACATCAAGTGATATTTCTTTAGTACTTCTGTCATATAAATTGTGTCTTGATACCCATGTTATATCACCAACATTTGGTATTTTACCTTTTAATGATAACGGTAGTGTATCTTTTACAAAATCGCCTTCACAATTCCACACAAGTTCTGAGACGACTAATAAGTATACAATATCCATGTCATCTGGTGGTGTACTATATTTATAGTTATTCATAATTATAAGTATTTATTAAAAAATCAAAGTGTCCAACATATGGGTGTTATTTTCCCTCTAACATTATTGTAAAGGGAATAACACCACTATAGTTGTGTTGTTGGTATTCTTACCGCAGTTTACCAACAAAAAGTTTTACTGTCTTTCCAGTTGTCACTCATATACAAATTTGTTACCTGAAAACTTCACAAAGTGCAAAACACCATGATTACACACACATATCAGTAACAGTCGAAACGATCATTTGTACGACCAACATTGCAGAGTTTACAAGGAGTTATTAGATACGTGTGTGTCCAATATATTTTCTATAGTAGTAGAGTTGT